CAGAATACACAGAATGGAATAATAGTCTATCTAAAAGAATAGGTGTTCAAGGCAAAGAAAAAATTGTTGCAGGTCATACACCTTCTGGAAAATTACGATACAAAGACCATACTTTAGAAAATGTGTTAGCACACATGAAAACAAATGCAGGTAAAGAAGAAGGATTTGGTGGTAGTGGTAATATAGGCAACCTAGCTGCTACAATGAGAGGTAAGTTTAAAAATAAAAAAGAGCTGTCTGAAGCAAGAGATACTTTTGTTACTAGCGAAGAAATGTCTGATATTAAATCAGATCTTTATACTGAACTAAGTAGAATTACAGAGTTACTTGCAAAAGAAAATAAACATTTAGATCCTAAGAGTTATGAACTAGGAGATAATTTTAATAGTATATTTAGTGATAAAAAATATTCTATTGAACAAAACTTTAAAGAATTTTATCCAGATACTTCAGAAGCAACAAAACAAGAAGTTATAAAGTTTTTAGAAAAACTTGCAAATACACCTTCTGAATATTTTGAAATAAAACCAAATAGAGCATTGCAAATGAATGAGTTTAAAGGTGCTATTGTGCCAAACAACACCGATGAAAAAACTTTGCAAATATTAAAAGACAATGGAATTGAAATTAAAAAATATAATACTGAAAAAGAAAGATTAGATTTATTAAAAGAGTTTGAAGATTTATTTGCTTCAATGCCAGTTAACCCATTATTTAATTATGCTTAAAAAAAAACCTAAAAAGAAAAAAGAAAACAATCCATTCAAAGAATTAGTAATGATATTAGAAAAAAAAACACAACTTCCAGATACAGCAGGAAAAGGTGTTGTTAAAGGAAATGATGTAGCCAGTATGAAAGATATTTTAGAGCAAGAGAGTAAGGATGCTTGAAAATCGTCATACCTTATAAGCCAAGAGAACATCAAAAGGCTGTCCATAAGAATTTAAAAAGATTTAATGTCCTTGTCTGTCATAGACGATTTGGCAAGACTGTTTTATGTATTAATGAGTTACTTAAAAAAGCAATGCAGAATACATTGTCAAGACCTAGATATTATTATCTAGCTCCTACATACTCAATGGCAAAAAGGACTGCTTGGGATTATTTGAAAGAATATACGAATGTTCTTCCAAATGTTACCTACCACGAAACTGAGCTTAGAGCAGATTTACCTAATGGTGCAAGAATACAATTACTAGGATGTGAAAGACCAGACTCCCTTCGTGGCTTATACATTGATGGAGTTGTACTTGATGAGGTGGCTCAAATGCCTCCTCGATTATGGACTGAAATAATCAGACCTGCTTTATCTGATAGAGAAGGTTTTATGATTGCGATTGGAACACCACAAGGTCATAACAGCTTCCACCAGTTATATGACCATGCAATGCACCAAGAAGATTGGTATGCAGAAACATTTAAAGCGAGTGATACAAATATTATATCCGAGTTAGAGCTTAATGAAGCAAAGGCATTAATGCCAGAAGAAATTTATGATGCTGAGTTTGAATGCTCTTTTGATAGTGCAGCGATTGGATCAATCTATGCTAAAGGTATAGCAAAAGCAGAAGAAGAAAAAAGAATTACAAAAGTTCCTTATGAACTTGGTATTAAAGTAAATACTTTCTGGGATTTAGGAATGGCAGATAAAACTGCTATTTGGTTTGTTCAACAAAAAGGATCAGCTTTTCATATCATAGATTACTACGAAGATAGTGGAGAGAGTTTAGAATTTTATGCAACTGTTCTTGATGAGAAAAAGTACATATACGATACGCATTACCTCCCACATGATGCTACTGTCAGAGAACTTGGAACAGGTGTTAGTCGTATAGAAACAGCACAGAGTTTGGGTATGAGAACATCCATTGTTCCAAAGCTCTCTGTCGAAGATGGCATTAATGCTGTGAGAATGGTTTTATCAAGGTGTTGGTTTGACCACGAAAAAACAAAACATGGACTTGATGCTTTAAGGCAATACAGATGGGCAACAACAGAACGAGGAGAATTAAAAAATAAACCAGTTCACGATTGGACTTCTCATGCTTCAGATGCTTTTCGATACTTTGCAGTAGGCAACAATCAGTCAAGTGAATGGAATACAAAAATACAATATAAAAATTTAGGAATAGTTTAAACGAATGGCAAAATTATCAAAATCAAAATTACTCGCATTAATATCACAGGAGATTACAAACTCTCTTGGGTTTTATTCAAGTGATTTAGCAAAACAAAGAGAGAATGCTCTCAAATATTACTTAGGAGAGCCTCTCGGCAACGAAGTAGAAGGTAGATCAAGTGTAGTATCACAAGATTTACTGGAAGTTGTAGAGAGTATGCTTCCTAGTTTGATGCGTATGTTTACACAATCAGACAAAATGGTTAATTTTGAGCCACAACAAGCCGAAGATGTAAAATATAGTGAGCAAATAACTGACTATTGCAATTTTATATTTAATCGTGACAACAATGGTTTTGAGATTTTGCACTCAATGTTTAAAACTGCCTTACTTCAGAAGAATGGTTTTTGTAAAGTTTATTGGAAAACGACAAAAGAACAGAAAAAAGAGTCATATAAACACCTAGACGAAACACAATATCAAACATTACTCATTGATGATGAGGTTGAAATTGTAGAAGTAGAGGAAATAGAAGAACAAGATGGTATTTTTTATGATGTAGAACTCAGAAGATCAAAAGAATATGGAAGATGTCAAATAGATGCAGTTCCACCAGAAGAAATACTTGTATCTTCAAGAGCAAAATCACTAAAAGACTGTGATTTCATTGCACATAGAGTAACCAAGACTGTTTCTGAGCTTGTAAACATGGGTTTTAACAGAAAAGATGTTGAAAGTTTACCAAGTGCAGAGGAAGAAGTCTTTAATACCGAAGCTGTTGTAAGAAGATCGTATGATGATGCAACAACTGACCTAGAAGCACAAACAATTGATCCTTCAATGAAGGTTAAACAGATTACTGAATGCTATATGAGAGCCGATGTTGATGGCGATGGCATTGCAGAGCTTAGAAAAATAATTGTAGGTGGTAGTGGCTATAATAACTACATCATTTTAGAAAATGAAGAAATAAATATTCTTCCTTTTGCTATGTGTGTAGCAATTCCTATGCCATTTCGTTTTTTTGGTCTATCTATGTATGATCTCCTGGCAGATGTTCAGAATATGAGTACAGCCATAATGAGAAATACTCTTGATAATATGTATTATCAAAATAACGCAAGAACAATAGTTGTTGATGGTCAAGCAAACCTAGATGATTTACTTACTTCCAGAAGTGGTGGTATTGTTAGAGTTAAATCTCCTAATGCTGTTACTCCTTTGCAAACTCCAAACTTCTTAAATGATGGTTTGGCTATGATGCAAAAAATAGACCAGTTAAAAGAGAAAAGATCTGGAGTACCAAATCAATTAATGGGTTTAAATCCAGATACAATTAATAAAAGTCATACAACTGCACAATCAGTTAATCAAATGATGAATAGTTCAACACAACGAATTGAACTCATTGCAAGATCTTTTGCTGATGGTGTAAAAGATTTATTTAAAAATATTTTAGCTGTTATTTGTGAATATCAAGATCAAGAAAGAATAGTTAAATTACGAGGCGAGTTTATTCCAATGAATCCAAGAGAATGGACAGATCATTATGATTGTACTGTTCAAGTGGGTTTAGGTACTGGAAACCAAGATCAACGATTACAAGTTTTACAACAAGTATTAAATGTTCAAGAGAAGATGATACAACAACAAGGAGGAATGGGAATGGTTACTCCTCAAACTATTTATAATACGATTGAGGCATACCTGCAAAATAGTGGTTATAAAGATGCAACGCAATTCTTTAATGATCCTTCACAGCAACCACCTCAACCACCACAACAAGAACAACAAGATCCTGCTCTGCAATTAGCAGCACAACAAATAGAAATAGATAAACAAAAGGCTATGGCAGATGTGGATTTTAAAAATAGAAAATTAGAAGCTGACAATGAATTTAAAATGCAAAAATTAAACTTAGACGAACAAAAATTAGCAACGCAAGTTGTAAAAGAACAAAAAGTGAATAATTTAGAAAAGGAAAAGTTGGCTTCTAAAATTCTACAACAAGGAATGAATTAATGGCATTTACACCCTTTATGCAAGGCACAGAAGCACAATCAGTAATAAGTGATTATCTTGGTGGTAAACTTAATGCTACACCCAATGTTAATAGTGTAGGAATGTGGCGAAATCCTAATTTTGATTTACGAACTGAACAAGAAAAAGCAGGAACACTTGATAAAACAGCTTTATATCCAAATCCTCAAATAGATTTTTCAGCACAAGATGATCCAGTTGATCCTTGTAGAGAAGGATTTATGTTAGTTGATGGTGTATGCCAACCAATAGAAACTTTTGGTCAATCAGCTTATGATGAACAAAGAAATGATGATCCAGATGATCCTCCTAGAGAATATTATTCTATTGATGAAATGAAAGAAATGGGAGATGCTGAATTATTAGATTATCTTAATGATGGTTGGTTAAAAGGCGATCCTTATGATATTTCTGTTGGAGGTCAATTTGGAATGCCTCCTGCTTTTCAATTTATGTTTGGTGGACAAAATGAGATGCGAAGAGATTTTATTATAAATGAATTAGCAAAACGAGGTTACAACATAGATACAGATAAAGGTCAATTAGGTTTAGGACAATCATTAAGTATTCTTAATAATGCAAATTTAGCCAATAAATATGTAAATGAAGATCCTAGATCAACAGCTTTCTTTACACCAGAAGAAATTAATTATCAGATACAAGCTAAACAAGATGCACAGAATATAGTTAATCAAGGTGGCAATCCTTATGGTCAAAGTTATACAGGAACACCTAAAGACATACATAATCAAGTTGTTCAAGATGCAATTCAATCAGGTGGAACTGTAAATCCATGGGAAGCA